CCACTTTAGAACACCAATCAAGTTATCCAACTTATTATCGATAATGGTCTGCTCCATTTCCGCATGGTCAAATGCTAGATCCTTAAACCATTGTGGAAGACGTAACTCGTCTACTGGATAAGCCACACTGGTAAATCCTAATGCGTTGGGTTTTAGTTTGCAAACAATAACTTTGGCACCGTCAGTGATACCCATACTGTATTTGTCGCCGTACATGCGCTTCAGTGTGTTCCAATTGATACTTGCACGAACGTGTCCAGGCATGTTGGTCTTGCCTGCTTTGGCTTCTTTGGCTTGATAGTCGGTAATGTTGTTGGCACGTTTTGGACTGCCTTTTTCCCAGCCAGGTCTTGCTTTAAAGCGAATACGGAATTCGCTGATATGATCCAGCACTTGTTGTTCATTTGCACCTGTCAATACCAGTTCAAGCACATCACTTAAAAAGTTTTGAATAAATTCTGGTGTGTCACTGCGCTTGAGATCCAACCCCATGGCCTTGATCTTGCCAGGCTTGCCATCTATGTCTGCACGTTTACCTTCTTTGTCATAATACAACACAGCGTAACGCTTTTTAGTAATGAACAGACTCTTTGATCCAACAATCTCACGACCTGCTTTGATAACTTCACCACGGCTTTTTGGCACATGAAATGCATCCAACATAAACTGCGGAAATGTGCTGTTGACTTCTTCGGCAATTTGATCGTAAAGTTGAACAACACTTTCTTTAGTCCAAGGCAGTTGTCCCGCGGTAATTTCTTTTTCTAACACTTTGTATGCTGAAAAATAACACGAGTCTGTGTCACCATAGATAATGGCTTTGCCTGTGTGATTATATTCGCCAGCAACAATTTCATTAACCTTACTGGCCATGTGTCGAGCAATGGCACGACCTGTCAGTGTGGTTGATTGCCCAATGCGTTTATCAAAGAATCTGCAACCGTTGTTGAGAATAGCGCCATACAAACTGTTTAGATTAATCTTTTTAACCAACTGACGTTTGTCCCAATATTCTTCTTCAACTTTGTTACCGGCTTTAATTGCATCTTTTAATTTGGCCTGCATGTCTTTGCGTTCACTATACCAACGTTTGAGCAATCCAGGGATAATACCTTCTTTCTCGTAGGTAAAGATAGTGCCGTTGGCACTGAGTATCCAAGGTTGATTGCTTTCGTATATTAATCTATATACTTCAGCGGCACTGACCACATCAACGTCTCCATTCTCCCAGTCAATGGTAATGTCAGTGCCGATCTGTTGTTCCATCACTGCGGTATATTCTAAAGATCCAAATACACCTTCCCAAGCCGCGGCAAAACTTTTGCCTTTTGCCACCATGTTATCAATGTACTCTTGTGTAATAGTTTGCCGCAACTGTCCCACAATAGTTTCCGGACCCATGTTCAGCGCACGAATTGCTGAAGGATACAATGAGTTAATGTCTAATGAACCAATCCAGTCATGAATTCCTTCTTTGGGATAAGCAACATATGCACCAGCGGCACCTTCGTTGCCTTCTCTGTCGTCCATCTTGGTACGATTAGGAACTTGAAACCCTCTACGATGAGCTTCGTTGATAATGGCCTGCTCAGTCACAGCCACAGCACCCATTGTGGTCTGTAGCAACACAGTACATTCATGTGCCAGCGTGTTGGCAAGGTCCATGAATTTTAATTTCTTATCTAATTTTTCAAGAAGCATACAGTCGTTGATGTTGTATTCAACAAATGTTCTAAAATCATTGTTGTACAATTGATCTAGTGTGCCTTCATACTGTGTCTTACGCTCACCTAATTCATATTCAGCAATGGCATCTAGTCTGTATGTGTGGCGTTCTTCATATGTGTATTTGCGATACAGTTCAAGGCTATCCAAATGCACACGACCAATAAAGTCATATGTGGTAGCTTGCCTGCCATACTTTTCATATTCACGTTTCTTGGGGAATTGATTGAACAAACAGAACCGTCTGGTATCTTCTTTGCTTAGGGCTTTGGTCACACGATTAACTGTGTAGGGAATATCAAAGCCTTCCGAATTCCAACCACTCAACACATCAGCATCTTTGATCAGGTCCAAGAACACATCCAACATCTCAGCTTCAGTTTCATACAGCATCACGTTGTCAAAGTCTTTGACCATTTCTTTGGCATCCGCCATCTTGAGTTTCTTAGGCGGCACAGCCAAACATATCATTGTTTCCATCCATTGCAAGTACACAGCAATGGCAGTGATGGGCATGAACGCATCGTCAGGTGATGCATAGCCACGTTCGGGATCAAAGTCTACTTCAATGTCAAAAAATGCTATGTTTAATTTTGGAGGTTCTGCATTTAGATAGTTTTCGCTCAGACAAACAAAGATGGGATTGATGTCTGCTTCAAACAATTTTTTGCTTGAATTAATGGCTTGTTCTTTTCTCAGCTCTTTGGTGTTTTTGCAAATAATACGTGTGAGTGGGTCACCGTATATGCTTTGGAATTTGCCCTTGGGGTCTTTGAAGTAAAACGTGTGTTTGACAGGAATGTCACGAAACTCACGTTCTTGTTTTTTGTTACGTTCAACCACTCGAATAACATCGTTTTCGCGGTCAAACCATGCGTCTACATAGCTCAATATATTCTCCATATGCAATTTACGGCTTGCAAATACCTACGTTGCGGATTATGGCCCGCCGGCCCTTACATGTACTACTTATTAGATTCGTTTTGTGATATCTAAAATTGCTTCAATTTCTGCCCAGTCTGCATTGTGTGCCTGCCAATCGCCTTTGTGGGCAATTTTGATGGCTTTGTTAATGATGCTGGGTTTTACTTGTAATTCTTCTGCCACTGCCTGTACTGTTTCTTTCAAGCCCACTTGCAAGTCTTCAATTTCACGTAATACTGTTGATCCTTCGGTGATCAATCTTTCTAGTTTTGCCTTTTCTTCTGCGCCATAGCTACGTCCTGACATGTGAGTCTCCTAATGTATATGCCTATTATATACTAGTTATCCTTGCAATGCAACCTCAATGATATTTTTGAGGTGAAAATGGCGGAATCAATCCGCCATTTGTTACTTGCCTCTAGCTATTTGTAACCACCTTTGCAATTCGTTATCACTTTCGTTAGTAACAGCTGGTTGTTTGGCAGCTTGTTGTCTTCCGTTAATTCTTGCTCTGCGTAACAGTTCTTGTCTAGATAATTTTGAATACTCATCTTCTTGACTGGTATCAATTGGTACCATTCTAAGTTGATTACGTTTAACTACAGTTCCGTCAGCGTCAACTCCGTCCGGACCAATCCATCTTTCGTAGTCGTTACCAATATCTCGCCAACTGCCTTTTTCAGATGTTGATGTTTTGGCGGCCTGCTGTCCAAGTCTTTCTCTAACAACTGCAAGACGTTTAATTATTTCTGGATCTTTTGATTTTGATAACTCTGCAATAAGTGCATCAATTTGTGCTTTTAATTTTGCAAGCTCTGATGATTGTTCTGCTGTTGCAATGCCTTGGCCGTCTGTGCCAGCAGTTGCACTGCTTGTTGTCTTCTGAGCTTGATTTTTGTCGACAGTGGTTGCATCACCTGTTTTGTCGCCAGTGGTTGCATCACCTGTTTTGTCGCCAGTGGTTGCATCGCCGGTTTTGTCGCCGGTGGTTGCATCGCCGGTTTTGTCGCCATCATTGTCTAATTCTTGAGCCTCGTCATCAGTCATACTAAGATAAGAAGCATATCCAGCAAGTGCAACAAGCGCCGCTGTCAAAATGCTAGTTTTAGGATTCTCTGCAATCCAATTCCAAAATCTTGCCCAACGGCCAGATTTTGTCAAGTCGTCAGCTTTGTCAACATACTTGTCTCTCAGCTCACGTTTTACAGCATCAGCCGGCGTCTCACCAACTTTTGGTGTAGCATCTTTAACAACGCTTTCTCCCGAATTGAGTTTTTTAGTTGCTTCTTCTTCAGCTTTTTCAGCTTCTTTTTTTGCAATTGCTTTCTCAAGAGCCTCGTCGGATTTCTTTGTAATAGGGTCAAGTTCTACTTTAGCTGGTGGTGTTTCAGCTGATTTAGGTAGCGCAATACCTCTACCTTGTAATTCGTCTCGATAGGCTTTTAGTTGTGCCTGTGTACCTTTACCGGCTATAATTGCGTTTTCAAGTTCTGCATCCTTCATGCCTTTGGCACGTCTGGCCATCTCTTCAGTAGGTGTTTCTGGTTTAATTGATGGTGTTGTATCTACTTTAGGTAATGCGGCTTTCTTTTTTGCTAATTCTGCCTCATATGCTTTTCTTGTCATTACCGGAAGTTGTTCAGCTGGCAGTTTCAAAGCCGCTTCCAACTGGTCAATAGACATGCCTTCTGCTCTTTTAACAACTTCTTGTGAAGGAGTATCGCTGGATTTTGGCGGAGTGATTACATCCTTTGCCGCTGCCGCCTCAACATCAATCTTTGTTATTTTTCCACCCAATTTAACGGATTTTTCCATGTCCTTAACTACATCTTCAACATCCACTATTATTCTAGAGGTCTGAGGCTTTCCGTTAATAGATACTATTTCATAAGTGTTTGTGTTTGGTCTATGTTCAAACTCATATTTCACTCGACGAGTACGCTTGGATGTTTCGTTACCTACTTTGGTTACATAACTTACTTCAAACTTAGTACCAAGCTCAGCTGTGATCTTTTTTACCATCTCCTTTGATGTTTGACCTAACACAATGTCAATAAATTCTTTTCCAATTTTGCCAGCTTCGCCTTCCGTTAAACTTTTGTTTTCTATATTGGCAAGAATATTTCTAAGTTCCGACATCTGTGTGCTTAAATTTTTATTCATACCAGCCCTTCCTTGAATCCTAATTTATTTCCAACCCACGTACCAGCGTCTCCCACTGCTCCCACCACCGCGGCTGCTTTTGACTTTAAGCCTGTTGCTTTATCTATTGCATCAACACCCGGAGATATTACATTATCACCAACCCATGCGCCGCCGGCTTTTAATTTTTTATAAAGATCTGGAAAATGTTTTTCAAGTACGATCCCAACACTGTTGAAAACCATAGTAATTGCGGCAGTGACAGCAAACGGCACCCTCCCCAAATTACCCGTTAAGCTAGTCCAAAATTGATTCCAAAATCTTTTAACAATATCTCCAACTGCTCTTGCACTCTTGACAAGATTCCACTGTGCGAACTCCCAAAATGGTTTACCCAATAATTTAACAGCTCTTGCAACAGACAGCGCAATCCTTACTAGTACTCTTGTAAAGATGCTGGCAGCTAGATAACCTGTGCCTGCTGCCGCTCCAGCGGCAGTGCCAAGGAAAGGTGCGGCAATCGTTCCCGCAAGAACAAACCCACCGGCAATTCCTAAATCTATTGCAAGGTCTTGCATATCATATATGCCGGGGATAATTTCGTCTTCCCAAGTTATTGATTGCCAATTGGCTAATTTCAAAACAACATTTCGTTCAGTCCACGGCTTTTTTTCTTTTGGTCCAAATTTTTGTCTAAGCATTGCCTCGCCTTCTTCAGGAGACATATCTTCAGCATCGTCATCTGGAAGTGAATTCAAATTTGCTTGCCCTTGTGCCGCCTGTGCTTCGGTTAATACTTTGTTTAAAAATTTAGTTGAATACGGATAATTTTTTCTATATCCAAAACTTTCAATTAATTCGTGGAGATCAGTTTTTTTCTGATAACCAAAACTTTCAACTAATGATTGTGCTATAGAACTTTCGTTCATAGCATTTAATTTTGCTTTGCCTTCTGGATCTAATCTGTAGTCTATTTTTGATCTGGTTGGGTCTAAATCTGCTACACGTTTAGATAATGCCGCACCTATTGGATTCTCAGCACCAGGTGGTAATTTAATTCCTGTACCGTTAACAGGCGTAGCACCAGTTTTTATATCTGCTTTCAATTTGAGATACTGATCAACCAAGCCTTCCAGCTGAGTCATCTTTGCACCTTCGTCAGTAGCTGATGATATCTTAGGAGCCTGCGCCGCATTAATTGGTTCTGCTGTGTTGGCCGCAACATCAGCTGATTGTTTTTTAACAGCATCAAATTCTTTCTGTGCGCCACCGCTTGACAACCAATTGATTAAACCAGCTGGCCCTTTGGCATTTTGTGGAACAAGACCTTTGGCAGCTAAAGGTTTCCAGTCATCTGGACTTGGCGGCACAACACGAGGATTCTCACCTGGATGCAGTTCACTGTTTGAACTCCATGTTCTATTTCCGTAGGCCACAACAAAATCACCTTCGCTGTTGAACAAGCCTTCAAAGTTGTTTTGTTGCGCCAGTTTAGCCAACGCAATGTTACCAGCCACACGAGGATCCCATGTGGTAAAACCAGTCCAACCACCTTTGGCTTTTTCAGTGCCAGCTTTTTCCATTGCGGCTTTTTCAATAGCGGCAATGCTTTGCAGTGTGAGACCTTCGGCTTCGTTAATGTGATCTAACTTGTTGATGAGTTCTCTAAAATTCATTTGGTTTTTCCTTCGCCAATGCCTGGAGTAATTCCTCTGCTGCCGCGTCCACCTTGTTTACGCTTGGCCGCTAGTTGTTCAATACCATGACGGATTTGTTCCAAGTTCTGTTCAAGTCCCATGAACATGCCGCCTTTGGCTTTTTTACATATTTGTTCCCACACCAATAAACTATCACTTTCAGATAACTCAGCTAATTCTTGTAATTGCGCACGAGCACTCATAATACGACCTTTCAATGTCATTGTGTTGGCTTTTTGGTGATTGTGTATGGTGGGATTGTTTGGTTCAGCGGGATCCATGGCAATCGGCGCTTCGTTCATTTGGTTCAACAACTCTTGTGCTTTTTCAACACTGATTAGGTATCGACCAAATCTTTTGGGATCTGCGGCCTTTTGCAAATATTCTTTACTGTAACCAGTTGGTCCAGTTGGTATCGGCTTTGTTGGTGGTTCCGTGTGCGGATCTTGACTGCCTACTCTGCGAGCAAGCTCAGCTCTAGCATCTGCTATGCTGATCATGTATCGACCAACTCTATTAGATTCAGCGGCCTTTTCTAAATACGCAGTATTAAACCCTTCAGCGCCTTCTTTCATCAGCACACGGTTAGCAATAGTCTTGGCATACTGATTATATACAGCACGTTTTTCTTCTTTGCGTTGAGTAAGGTTAGTTTCAGCTTCAACAAAATACTTGTCAATTAGTCGTTCACGTGGTTGCGGTTTAGTTACAGGTTGTTGATAATGTTGCATGGCCATTTGTACTGGCAACGCAACTTTATGTGGATTGGCACCTTCATTCAACATGCTGACATCGTTCTTTCTAACAATAGATAAAAACTTATCCATAGTTTCTTGTACAGTAGCAGGTTGTTGTTTTGCTTTTTGAGCTTGTAGTTCTGCTTGAGCAGGGGTCATACCCAACTCTTGGTCGTATTTCCAACCCGGTTTAATTACGTTACTTGTTTGTGCTAGAATTTTAGCATTAGCTTGCTTTTCAAATTCTTTATGTTGAGCACGATTAAATTCTGCATCTGGTGACGTGTCGTTAATGTCACTTAGACCGATCCAGTTGGCAATGGCATATTCTTTACCTTCTGGAGTTCCTAACATACGTTGAACTAGTTCCCAGTCATCTTTAACAAATGCTGGTTGTTTAAAATTAGGATCTGCTTTACGTGCTTGGTAATAAGAACCGTTTAATGCCATCATTAACTCTGCAAAGTCACTAGTTCCTTCCCATGCACCAATGCGTGTCGGATCAGATTCGGACGGATGTGCTCCGCTGATAACATCTGCAGGATGCTTATAATTTTTCTTTAGAAAGTCAACACTCGGTACTTGATATTTTGCTGGATCAACTTGGGGCGCGGCAGGCGCTACTGGAGCAGTAGGTGCTACAGGAGCAGTTGGAGCAGTTGGAGCAGTTGGTTGATTCATTTCAGATTCTTTGACCACACGAAGAAAACGTGCCATACTGTCAGCACCTTCTACAGGCCGGGTGGAAATGCCATCCACTGCTTGTAAAATTTTCTTCATGTCCATGTTATTGACCTTCGTTTTGCGAATTAATTATAGTACCGTAATCCGTCTTGCCCACTATCACTTTGCCACCGCCTTCTAACGCATAAATTGGTGCACCATTAACGGACAATGTAATTTTTCTAAATCCTTGAGAGTGTGCCTTAGCTTCAACTTCAGGAGTTAATGTATCCCATAGTTTGCTAGGCACAATAACAGTGTTACCATTACCGCTCTTGACATACGCATTGCCACCACGTAGCGTTACATAATAAGGAGTCTCGCCTTCAAATAATGGATCAATGTCGGCTATGCGCATATGATTAACCGTTTAAACGTGTTAAGAATTCTTTCATG